AACTCATTTGAATTCACACTCCAGTAAAAATTCCAACTAACGTTCCTTTAGGAGGACCATTTTTGGGTTTATTTAACCTTGTGAATCCATCCTCCTTCACTTTCTTATATTCCCTAATCGGACCTTCATTTTTAGTTTTTAGAGAAGGTTTTAGTCTAACAGGACCTCTGTTACTACTTTTCCAATTTAATTGGCCCCTTACGGGACCTGGTTTGAGTTTGGTGACCTTTTCTTCATACTCAAAATCAATCTCTTCACATTTTACATATTCTAAGAAAGTGTCACTTAGAAGATTGTCTGATGGAATTTCATCCAAAACAGTGACATATGGATAATGAACACTGACTCTTAATTTACTATCAATTTCCCTAAGACAATGATTTAGATGTTCTGCCCTACCACCAATATTCGGAGGATCTTCTTTCATCACAGAGTCTCTAAAGTAATATCTCATCCTTTTCATTTGAAAGTACACTCCACCATTATTTCTGTTAGAGCAGCAAGGAAGTTGATCTCCTGATCTACCACGAACGCAACCTGATACTGATACTTAGCAAGAACCAACACAGCAGCAGGAATACTATTGTTTTCAAGGGAAACAACAAGAGCATCGTAAATACGACGGAAAAGGACACTAGCATCATTGTCCAGGTTAGAAACAACCCACTTGCGAACTTCGGAGAAGTTCTTTTCTTTGAGGTTTTTGATGAGGTCATTTACAGATACGTCAGAGAATGATGCGAGAATAGCAGAATCAATACTACCACTTGTGGAATAACGTTGACACTCATTGAGAACACGACGCCAATCAGGGAAGTGTTTGTTGATGAGTTCTACCAAGACCTTGTTATCATATTTAATACCTTCTGCATCCAGGATTTCTTGGAGACGTTTGAAGAATCCTGCTGCAATTTCTTGTCTTTCTTTTCCCTTGATTCCAAAGTCGATGACGGCACACCGAGAATGTAAGGGTTCGATGATTTTGTTTTTGTAGTTACAGGTGAAGATGAATCGACAGTTACTATAAAACGTCTCAATGTTTGCCCGTAAGAGGAGTTGTACATCGTTCCCTGTGTTATCAGCTTCGTCAATGATGATGACTTTGTGTTTTGCATCTGACGAAAGTGATACGGTCGAAGCAAAGTTCTTGGCCTGATTCCGTACAGTGTCAAGAAATCTACCTTCATCGGATCCGTTGATGACATAGGAATCTACTCCAAGTTGATTACAGAGGGCTTTAGCGACAGTGGTCTTACCTACACCAGGAGGACCAGAAAGAAGAAGGTTAGGAACCTCACCCTTATCTAGAAACTCTTTAAAGGTCTTCTTTGTAGCCTCAGGGAGGATACATTCTTCAATAGTCTGTGGTCTGTAACGCTCGACCCACAAAAAATCATTGTTCATAATAAATTCAAAAAATAGGTAAAATACGTTGTCTCATCTGTTCAAGTTGTACAGGGTCACCACCATAATACCCCATATTCATGTAGATACAATCAAGGTACTTCAATTCATCACGTTCAGTATTATAGGTGAAGTAGTCACAGAAATCAACTATCTCTTGTGGAACTTGTACTTGATTGTAATCATAGTCAATGATCATACAAATCCTTTGGTCCTACCTTTAGGACGCGTGTCAATTTTATCCAACACTTCAATATGAGATTGAAATTGTGATGGAGTTTCCCACCAAAGTTGTTGAACTTGTTTCCATGAATCTACCGTGACAGATTGATTGTTTGAGTACACTATTTTGTAATCATGACGATCATATGGTTTGTCACAAGTTTGTTTAAAGTGTTTCGTCATTTTTTACTAGAGAGAAAGAACCATCATTGTTGTCAATCCATTGTAGTAGATCACCTTCTTTCCATCCAAGTTCTTCAAGAAACTTTTCAGGGAATGTAAGAATTCCATCATCACTAACAGTTAATGTTGTTTTCATACCCACTCAGGTTTACGGTCAGGAAGGCGAAGGTAATTATCCTTCACCCATGGTTTAGATGCAATGTACATTTTGTATGCTTCGATGGTAGAGATACTATCATCAAACTTATACTCCTCAGGCATTGCACGAACAAAAGGAGTAAGTTTTGATTGATGAGTGGCGTCTAATGGAAAGATTTTATTTGCATATGCAAGAGTATGAAGGCATGAATGAATTTTTCCATACCTATTAGAGTACTCTTCACATAATGCAAGACCATGACGAATCAACCACCGGGCATTTGCGACAGTCTCATTTGCCCATATTGTGCAGGGATGATTACGGAAGGCACCCTTATCGGTCGTATATGGGGTTCCATCGGTCTTGGGGAGAGTTCCATACCCATGTCCCCACTTGTCTGAGGCGACTATGGCGAGCATCTGACAGGTCTCTAATGGCATCTTGACAATATGTTTGTCAGGAAGGACTCTTGCCGAATCCACCGGATTGGAAGAAGTCGCGAAGATATTCATCAGTAAAGAATTGCATAAGGTAACTCACACCCCAATCTAATGTGCCTGGGGGGAACACGTCAACGTTTTGTTCAAGAATCTTCTTGGCATCGATGATTCTTTTCAGACCACACACCTGTGCAGTGGCCTCAGAGATTTCCATGAACTCTTTAAAGTCCTCATCATTACCCTGTTTGACACCACTGACATAAAGTTCTCTGGCCCTACGAAGAAGTTCTTCTGTTGCGGGTTTGAATGTAATGGTTTCTTCTTTAAGAGGAATAGCCATGTTCTTCATACATGACATACTGAACTTCATTGTTGCCCTTGTGTCTTCGACAGGTAATGCTTCTGAAGTCTTATCACGGAAAGCGTGTTGAATAACTCCATTAGTACATTCCATGACACGAAGAACTGCAATTTTGTTGAGTTCTCCGTCTGTCAATTCATTGTATTTTTCTTTCCAATTTGTCATGTTAATAATTTACTGAAACTGATTGCTAGTAAGAAACTTAGCATAATAACTACATCCCATGATTTAGTTCTTACAAAGTATGGAACTGATAAACAATCTGCTATGACGTTCATCACAACACCTGCCAATACATTTACGTGTAGGACAACAAAGTAGGCAGCAATCACAGTAATACTACCCACAATTCTCATAGGAACATCAACGGACACGTCTTGCCCCACCACAAATCGTGGCAGAGGGAACTTGAGCCTGTGCAATCTTTTTTGCATCATGTTGGTAATTTGCTTCCACAATCATTTTATGATACTTACTTCCCGTGGTGGGAAGTCTGTATGTCAGTTCCCACTGTGTCACATCAACCTCCAAAAGTGGAATCAGGTTCCAGTGCAATGTAATACTGCAAGTCATAGTTCTTGTTAGTGAACTTGGCCAGGAGTTTCTGAGATACAGCGACCTCATATGTTCCAGGAATGATCTTAATATTCTCAACTTTGAAGTTGAAGAAGAACTCTGAAGTTGTCTCACCAACAACAATTTGGAAGTTGTTTGATGTATCATTCTTCTTGTCACGGACAACCACTTTAACAACACCATTCTCACCAACGACAGAGAGATCAGGTACTTGATAAACGGCTGCAGCCTTGAGGAGTTTATCCAACTGCTGGGTATCCAGATCAAAGACCACATCTTCAGAAGGAAGAGTGATATCTTTGTCAGGAGGAGTCACGATAACATTCTTATCAGCAAAGAAATACTTAGAACGAGAACGACCTTCTTTAATAACAACATAACCTTCATTATCAAAGTCCAGATCAGGACTAGAATGAAGATTTAGACCATTGAGAAACTGGTTTAGATCATAGATACCAAAGTCCCTAGGGATATCCTCATCAATCTCAGCCTCTGCCAGAATGTTTTTCATCACTGAAATTGTTCGCAGTTTGTTACCTTCCTTGAAAAGGATAGATTGGTTGATAGAAGAGAAGTTCTTCAGGATATTTACAGTCTTGTCAGAGAGTTTCATTGTCATTGAGGGTAAGTTTCACGTTGTGCGTTTTTGTCATTGAAGTGTAACAGAAGAACTGCGTAATGCAGAATCTTTAAGATGTCACGTCTTGCTGTACCTTTCTTATCATATCGAGAGGCATACTTTAGAATGTTAGACCGACAGAATGATTCACCATCTCCACAGGCTTCAATGAGGTCAAGTGTTTGTACTCTATCAGTACCAACAGAATAATGCTGATTGTATGTGCCAGAAATATAATCTGACAACTCTTTCAAGATTTTGTCCTCACTGTACTTTCTAGTGGGAGATGGTTTAAGGTCAGTGAATTCAATTTTGTCATCCATATGTAATCCATTAATAAAAGTTATGCTGTCCATAATAAGGGAAGGCAGTATTACCTCCCCCAATTATATCAGTTGGTGTGTAGAGTGTCAATAGTTTCAACATTCAGTTCAACCTGAACTTCGCCATCAACCTTGTCATATAATTCCATAAAGGACTGTTTGGTCTCGTCATCAAAACGATTAAGACAAACCTGAATTGCCTTCATCTTATCATCAAAGATACTGTAAGCACGGATGATATGAACCAAACGACGGGTAGAGATGACTTCATCCACACCACCATCATAGAAGGTCTTACGAATGATGTCAGCCCAGTCACA